ATCATATGTCATTATTCAAGAAAGTAGCGTGTTTCACCGATATACATTTCGGACTAAAACAAGGTAGTCGTACACATAACCAAGACTGTGAAGATTTCATTAATTGGTTTTGTGATACTGCAAAAGCGGAAGGTTGCGAGACTGCAATCTTCCTCGGTGACTGGCATCATAATCGTAATACCACAGACGTGAGTACTATGAATTATACTGTTAGTAACTTAGAACGACTAAACAATTCCTTTGAAAAAGTATACCTTATCATGGGCAACCATGATGAGTTCTACAAAGACAAGCGTGAGATCCACAGTCTAGAGTTTGCTAGACTGTTTCCCAACATCAAAGTAGTCAACGAAACATTCACAGAAGACGGAGTGACTATTATGCCTTGGCTAATTGGTGACGAGTGGAAAACTGTTCCTAAGTTGCAAAGCCGTTATGTGTTTGGTCACTTAGAACTTCCGTTGTTTTACATGAATGCCATGGTGCAGATGCCAGACCACGGACAGTTACAAGCCGATCACTTTGTTAATCAAGAATACGTATTCAGTGGTCATTTCCACAAGCGTCAAAAGAGCGGAAACGTAAGTTACATTGGTAACTGCTTCCCTCACAACTACGCAGATGCAGGTGACGACGAACGAGGAATGATGATCTTAGAATGGGGTGGTGTGCCAGATTACCGTGCTTGGCCCGATCAACCTACATTCCGTGTTTATAAATTAAGTCAGATTATCGATAATCCAGAAGCATTGTTGAAGCCTCGTATGCACTGCCGAGTAACTATTGACTTACCTATTAGTTTTGAAGAAGCAAACTTTATCAAAGAAACATTTATACCACAGTACGAACTACGTGAGCTTATGTTAATTCCAGAGAAAGTAGAAGTCGAATCAAATAGCACTCCAATAGATGTTGAGTTTGAGTCAGTTGACACTATTGTGATGAATCAGATTAACGCAATTGAAAGCGAGGCCTACGACAAGTCATTGTTATTGGACATTTACAAAGATCTATGATAAAAATTAAAAATTTAACAGTTAAAAACTTTATGAGCGTGGGCAATCAAACCCAAGCTATCGACTTTGACAAAGGCCAACTAACCTTAGTATTAGGCGAGAACTTAGATCTAGGTGGTGACGATACCGGAGCACGTAACGGCACTGGTAAGACTACTATTATTAACGGTCTTAGCTATGCTATCTACGGCAACGCATTAACTAACATCAAGAAAGACAACCTTGTTAACAAAATTAACGGCAAAGGTATGCTTGTTACAATGTCCTTTGAAAAAGACAATGTTGAGTATCACATCGAACGTGGACGTAAACCTGCGTTCTTGAAGTTCAGCATCAACGGTCGTGAACAAGATCTTGAAAATCAAGACGAGTCGCAAGGCGATAGTCGAGAAACACAAAAAGCAATTGAAGAATTGTTTGGTATGAGCCACGATATGTTTAAGCACTTGGTTGCTTTGAATACCTATACCGAGCCGTTCCTATCAATGAAAGCTGCCGATCAAAGAAACATCATCGAGCAACTGTTAGGTATTACGCAACTTAGTGAAAAAGCAGAAGCACTTAAAGAACAAGTCAAGCAGACTAAAGATGCTATCGCTACAGAAAATACAAAATTAGAAACAATTAAAGCAAGTAACGATCGTGTAGAACAAAGCATTGTATCTTTAGAACGTAAAGAGAAGATGTGGAATGAACAGCATGAAACATCAGTTACTAATCTAGCTATTGCCATTGATAAAATGATGCACATTGACATCGATGCAGAGATTTTAGCACATAGATCGTTAGATGCGTTTAATGTTAAACGCAAGGCTATCAACGAGCTTACTAATTGGGTCAACCGTTGTGAGCTCGACGAAGTTAGAGAACAAAAGGTGATCACAACTCTAGAAGCAGAGATTGCTAGCTTGGAAAATCATACTTGCCATAGTTGTGGCCAGGGCTTTCATGACGATAAGCAAGTTGCATTACTAGAGAAGAAGCGTAAAGATCTACAAGAGGCAGCTTTGCAAGCATTGGCTACTAACGGGCAATGGCTAGAGCATACCAGTGCTCTTAAAGAACTAGGTGAATTAGGCACTTGTCCTACAGTAACCTACGACACTTTAGAAGATGCGCTTAATCATAAGAACACCCTTGCAGGACTCGAACGTGATCTTGAAGTTAAAGTTGCTGAACTAAACCCATACACTGAACAGATTGCTGAATTAAAGCAGACTGCTGTGCAGGCTTTAGACTGGGATGCTGTAAATGCCCTGGTTCGTGTTAAAGATCACCAAGAATTCTTGTATAAATTGTTAACTAACAAAGACTCATTTGTACGCAAACGCATCATTGATCAGAACCTAGCGTTCTTAAATCAACGGTTAACCTACTATCTCGATAAGATCGGATTGCCACACATTGTAGAATTTCAGAACGATTTAACCGTCATTATTACACAACTTGGACAGGACTTAGACTTCGATAACCTCAGCAGAGGTGAACGAAATAGACTCATTTTAAGCCTAAGTTGGGCATTTAGAGATGTATGGGAAAACTTATATCACCCTATTAACCTGCTGTTTATCGACGAATTAGTGGATAGCGGCATGGATGCTAGCGGTGTTGAAAGCAGTATTGCAGTTTTGAAGAAAATGACTCGCGAAAGAAATAAGAATGTATTCCTAATCTCCCATAGAGAAGACCTTACAAGCCGTGTTAACCACGTTCTAAAGGTTGTTAAGGAGAACGGGTTTACTAGCTACAGCAACGATGTGGAGATTGTTGCTTGAGTACAGACTCACATGATAGAATGATCAAAGCGTTCCAAGAATACTTTAAGTGGCAGGATCGATTTGAATATAAAGGCTCAGACGAAGCAGGCATTAAGGCACGATATTGGCTCAGTGAAATACGCAACGAGGCAAGCACAAGGCGCAAAGAAATACAAGATAAACGAGAGGCACGTAAAGAAGCCAGAAAAGGCAAGATAGGCAGACCCCCCAAGATAACTAGTTGATGTCATGGTCTTATCAGAATCAAATCGTAGAAGAATTACCCGAAGATTGTATCGGATTCGTCTACATCATCACTAACTTAATCTCTGGGCGCAAATACATAGGCAAGAAACTTGCTAAATTCTCCAAAACTACCTATAAAACAGTGAAATTGAAGAACGGCACGAAGAAGAAAAAGAAGATTCGTAGTAAAATAGATAGTGACTGGCGCGATTATTATGGCTCTAGTCCTAACTTATCGAAAGATATCGAATCATTAGGCACATCAAACTTCTCCAGAGAAATATTATACTACTGCAAATCCAAGGCTGAATGCAGTTACATCGAGGCAAGAGAACAATTTGACCGTAAAGTTTTGGAGTCTGACGACTACTACAACGGTCATATTCAAGTTCGAGTACACGGTTCTCACATTAAAAAACTCAATAGCTAATCCAGGCAAAGCATCTAACACTAAAGGTTGGCAGGCCAGTTAATAATACTGCTGTGGAAAAACCGGGGCATAAACCGGACACGTAACATAGTGAGGCACTCCCGTGGGTAAATCCCACTATCCTGAAATGGAAGTGAGTCTGAGGGTAGAACCATACGCCCGACGCATTGCTATAGTATGAATGTTAGCATACGACAACACTGGCTATAAACATCTAAACACTAGGAACGAGGTTTAGAGCGCATTTAACAGATGCGGATCGTGGTAGGAAGGAAAAGCACAGAGTCCTTTAGCATACAGTGTATAAAAATTACCTACTTCCAAAGTCGTGGCTGGGGCAACTCACATAAAGCGAAAAGATGGGACCTTGCAAAAGGTTCCGTCTGACTGAAACAATCTACATAAAACTTATACTGCTTCGCAGTAAATATTAGTTCAATTAAATCTAAAAAAGAAAAAAGCATTGAGCGTTAAGCGAAAATGCTAATGAGCTTTAGCTCATTTCTGTAATAAATAAACAATATATCTTCGTAAGATAACTATTAGACACATCAGGATAATGCCTAGCTATGAAAATTAATCAATTAGTAACCGAAAACAAACAACGCTTAGATGAAAAGCCTATGGGTATTTTATCTAAAGCAGGCAACACTATCATGAGTAAGCTAGGTAGCGGCAAGGCGTCTGGAAAACTACAGACCGGTGATATCGCAAATAAGATGCACAAGGAATACGATACATACCTTGGACAGACAGGTGAAGAAGCTAGTGCCGAAAGTATTATTGCATTCCTAAAGTTTAAGAAGTATCCTACACAAAACGTTGCAGCATATCTAGCCAGTCCAGATGCACAAGATCAAGCGCCAGCTGGCCCCGGCGAAGCACCTGCAAGTGCTCCAACAGCGGCAGCACCTGCTGCAAACGCTGCTCCTGCAGAACCTGTAGAGCCAACAATGGAACCAGAAGCACCAGCAGCTAGTGCGGAAACGCCTGCTGCTGAGCCAGCAGCACCTAAAGCTGCTCCTAGTTTTAACAATCAACTAGCTGGCGGTAAGCAAACAGTTAATACCGGAAGTACATTTGATCCAGCTACTATGAAAAATACAGCTGGAACTCCTGCTCCAACAGGTGGGGTACCGCCAACTACTGCACCTGCCACAACAGCAGCACCAGCAGCTAGTGCAGAAGAGCCTGATCTAAAAGCAAAAATTAAAGCACGTCTTGGCAAGCCGGACACAAACTTTAAAGGTTACCAAGCAGCCGCAAAGTCTAAGGGCATCCAAAACGCCAGCAGAACATTCATTGGTAAGAGCAAGATTTCTGAAGCAGTTAGCAGCAAGGTAGTTGATAAAGCTATTCTTATTGCTGCACAAGATGCTGCTAAGATGGGCATCGGTGCTAGTATTGGAGCTGCTCCGGCAGCAAGTGGTCAAACAGCAGCTCCCGCAGGCAGTGCAGCACCTGAGCAAGGTGGATTTATGGCTGGATTAAAGAAAGGCCTAGGCGGATCCACAGCAGCGCCAGCAGCAGCCGCAGTCAGCTACGAAGAAGTTAAAGCCATGGTAGACAAATTAGCGGTAGCAGACAAGCAACATCTATTAACTGATCTACAAAAAGAAGTTGCAACAGCACCTACTGAAAGCGTAAAACGTACAGGTAGTAAGCTAGCAGAAAGCAAACAGTACTACAGTTTGTTTAAGAAATAAAAAAAGCAGCCCTGGAGCTGCTTTTTTATTAGAAGAACGGTAACCCCGTTTTC